TCAATCACTTACGACTTCGTCCTCCGCTGGGTTCCCAATCCACGCCGGGCGGTTCCCAATTTCGGGGATCAGGAGCATCGTTTCGGCGTTCATGTGCTCCACCTCGGCACGCCGCGCGTAGTGCCGCGCCATCTTCTCCGAAAGATGGCCGAGCATTGATTTCACGCGTGCGATCCCGCCGAAATGCTCGGGGTGACGGGCTACGCTGGTGGCGATGAGCGTTGCGCTGGTGTGGCGAAGGCCGTGGAACGTCGGACGGAAGGCACCGTCCGCGATCTCGTCCTTCTTTCTCGGCCGGAGCCCGAGGCGGATCAGTTCCGTCCTCCAACTCGCCCCGAAGCCGGAGGGCGTCCAGGGCTGGCCGCGGCTGTTGGATAGCAGAGGGCGCCGCGGGTCCACGATACCGGCCTTGCGACGGGCGGCCCGTTCGTCTTCCAGGATCGACAGCACGACCGGGTGCAGAGGCACGGGCACCTCGTTGCCTGTCTTGCCTTGCTTCGGGTACCAGGTTGCGCCATCGATCAGGTCGTCGCGCAGCAGCTGCAGACAATCTGCGCGTCGCTGGCCGGTATAGGCGCCCACGAGAGCGACCTTCACGACCTCCCGCTTCCCCTTCGTCAGCAGCACGTCAAGTGCATCGGCCGGCCATGGTTCGTAGGGCTCGGCCGCGTCGATCCGCTCGATGCGCGCGCACGGGTTCTCGTCGCAGAAGCCGCGTGTGCGGCCCCAGCCGAAGGTCGCGCTGATGTCGTCCAGTCGGCGGTTCGCCGTGGCAGGGCGATCAGCGAGGCTGTCGTAGAGGGCCTGCGCGTGCAGAGGCCGGATCGCGCCGGCCTCGAATTCCCCCCACCTCTCTTCCAGCAGATCCAGAGCGAGGTCGCGCAGCGTGCGGCTGGCCTTTGGCAGTCGCTTGTAGCGCTCGCTGTCACGGTGCGCCCGGATTAGAGCCCGGACACCCGTCGGGCTGTCGAACTCGCCCGGCACGGTGCCGAAGAAATGCCGGTGCGCTTCATCGTAGGCAGCGCGGTAAGCAGCGTCGAACGGATGGGGCAGAGGCCGGCGTTGTTCCTTCCCATCCTTCACGATGCGGAAGTAGAAGTGCTCGCGCCCGCGGCGAAGTTTGCGCTGAACGTAACGCTCCAGTCGGAGATCAGCGGCCACGGCTGGCTCTCAGGATTGGGTCATCTTCATCGCCGGCATCAGATCCCGATTCGATGCGCTTTTCCACCTCGGCCCATTTCCACCGTGTCACTCCTCCAATCCGGTTCGGTCTCGGAAGGACACCACGCTTCGCCCAATCCCAGATCGTTGACTCGCTGACGTCTAGCATCTGGGCAAGCAATCCCGCTCCCACCCATGCGACCGGCCGCGCATGCTCCACAGGAGAGGCGGTGGCGATCGGCAGGAGACGGCGCGGCGCTTTCATGTCAGCCTTCATCGTCCGGCGCCTGCCACGGTCCCGGGCCTCGACCTTGCACCCGGTCGGAAAGGTCCATGGAGCGCTGGTAGAGGTTGAACAGCCATTCGCGCCAGAAACGTGCCGGCAGCAACTCGTCGTTGATGACATAGGCAGCGAAACCGACGGCATAGAGCAGCCATGCCAGTATGGCCCGAGGAGAAAGAACCGCACGGACACCGTCATTGAAGGAGCGGAGGTTCAGCTTGGTCATGTCAGTCTCCCTTTGTTACTGGCGGCTGGTTCGCGAGCTCCAGCAGCACGTCGGCGTGGCAGGGCCCGTCCAGCGGGCACCAGCAGCAGAGGTCGCGGCCGCGCAGTTCGGCCCGGGCCGTGGCGCGTATATCCGCCTGTTCGGGCCGCTGGATCCACCGACGGTAGAGCCGGACCAGATAGGCCTTGTCGCCATCGCCGTCTTTTCCAGCCTGGTACGGGTTGCCCCATTTGGTCGGTCGGGCCACGATGACGGCGCCCTCCGGCTTGCGCCAGCCCTTCGTGCGGCGGAGCTGGATGCGGCGGGGGCCGGTCCCAGCGGTCATGGGTCCAGCCTCCCGGCAAGGTCATCGTCTCGATCGGTGCGCCGCCGCCGCGTAATCTCGGCCGCCTCGCGCATTGTGATCTCCACCGCGCCGGCTGCGACAGCCAGCTTGCGCTTCGACATGGCGATGTCGAAATGCTCCCGCGCCGTGCCCTTGGCCTGTATCCAGCGCCGGGACACGCCGATCCGGTCGGCCATCGCCAGCAGCTCGTCGGTGCTGTCCGCGATCATGTGGCACATCTTCATCCGGCCGAACCGGCCCATCGGGGTCAGGTGCATGTCGTCGACGTAGACGGTCATCAATGCTTCCCTCGCACTTCCACCGTGTGCACGTGTCCGAGCTTCGGCGCCTGGCGCTCCGCGCGGGCGCGGATCTTCTCGGCTGCGTTGCGCAGAGATTTGCGTGCCGGTCCGCGCTCGATCTGACCGATGCTCTCGCCGAGATTCTGCGCCAGCGCCGAGACTGCCGCGCCCAGCATCGGGAACGGCTCACGCTCGGCATGTTCGCGGAGAAGCGCGCGAATTGCGGTCGTCAGGTCGTCGGTCTGGCGCTGCTGTTCCTCGCGCATCTGGTCGGCTCGCGGCCCCGTCATCCCGGCACCTCGTCCCACGTCCGCCCGTCCAGCAGGCGGCCGGCGCGGGCCTTGCCGACGCGGCGGGTGCAGCGGCCGCCGGGAAACTCGTGGATCGGGCCGGGCCCCTCGACCTCGGAGACCGAGGCCCATTCGCCCCATTGCTTGAAGTGGAAGGCGACGCCTGCGGCAACGCATTGGTCTCGCAGATCGCGGAACCATTGCGGGTTCGCCGGGCGCGCGTGCGGGCCGCTCTCGCCGCCGACGATCAGCCAGTTGAGGCTGGGAAACGGCGCATCAGTGAAGGGGAGCCCACTCCAGGCGGATCGGCTGAAGGGCTTGCCTGTCAAGGCGTTGCGGCCAGCGATTCTCGTCAAATCCACCGGCCCCAGCAGCGGCTCGGCCGAGACGAACCGCACCGCCGCCGGCGTCGCCAGCAGATGCGGGATCCGCGCGTCGGCCGTCGCCTGGTCCTCGATCGACGTGCCGAGCCAGAGGTTGGAAAGGGGCCATGATCGGAACCCCGCTTCCAGGGAGTTGGTCAGGGTTGCCCCAACTCTTCGAGCTGCACCGCCGAATCGGAAGCCCCATTCGCTCGGGTCGCCCGAATAATCATCGGTCATGCGATCCAGATACCTCCGCGCCCGCTCCGGCCGCTTTGTCAGGACCATGTGCCGGTGCTGCGGCGTCAGCGCGATCACGGCCATCATCCGGTCGATCCAGTCATCGGGCACGTTCTCGTGGAACGTGTCGCCATGGGCGTTCCAGAAGATCGCCCGCGGCTTGCGCCACGACAGCGGCATCCTCAGCGCCGTCTCGTTCAGCCGGACCTCTCCGGTGAATTTCGCCTCGCCGGCGGCATTCACGCGAGCCAGCCCGGCGCGGCTCGGGTGGTGCTGCATCCGGGTCGCGGCCAGCCGGGCGGCGTAGCAGTGCCTGCAGCCCTCGCTGACGAGGGTGCAGCCGTTGATCGCGTTCACGGTCGCGTCGGCCCATTCGATCTTCGTGCGGTCAGCCATGATCTCTCTCCCATGGTGCGGCCGGCAGCGAGACCGGCGCACGCCCTTCGACGGTGCTGCCGGCGGTGGCATAGGCCACCTGCGCCGTCCGGACGCCCGGCCGGCGCTGCCGCGACCGCGCGGCGCCGCACTCGGCGCAGCCGCACCAGTCGGGATCGTGCAGGTGCTGGCGGCAGACCCCGGCGAGGCTGTTGCCATGGACCGGGCGGTCACACGTCGGGGCGCGGCAGAGCCTGCGGGTCACAGGACGATCCTCCCGTCGATCACGCTGTTCAGCCACGCCGGGTCATCCTCGCCCGGCACCCGCTCGCCGAGCGCCGCCTCGCAGGCCCGGATCGCGCTCAGGCTGCGCGTCAGCATCGGACGCGCGCTGTCGTCCAGGGATCCGTCGAGGGGCGGTCGGTCGCGGTTCGGGCCGAGGCCGCCCGCGTCCTCCGCGCCGAGCTCGACAAGCGTGCGCAGATCCGCGCGAAGGATGGGCAGGGCGAGGCGCAGGGCGCCGACAAGTTCGCTGGTCATGGTGTCCTCCTGATGTCCGTCGATGCCCCGGCTGGTGCCGGGGCAGTAAGAGGCATCAGCGCCCGAAATAGACCGGGAGGCCGGTGTCCTCCGCCGCCGCGAAGGCCATGGCGCGGAAGGTCGCCTGCCGCTGGTATTCGACGCGGTGCCAGCGGAAGCCGAGCATGAGGCCGGCGGCCGACACCTTGAACCGGAACCGCGCCCGGACCTCGACGGGTTCCTCGCCGTGATAGAGCGGGATCCCGAGCGTGATCTCCGTCGGCACCTGCACCTCGCCCTTCACCCTCGTTTCGGTCTCGAAGTGAAAGGTTCGATCTCCGTTCTCGAGCCGGATGCCGCTGCGAAAGGCGGTTCCCTGCGATGCCTCGAGGTCGCGGCAGATCTCGATCAGCGTGCCCTGTTCGGGATCCATCACGTCGGCGACGTTTTCCTCGATGAAAGCCGCAAAATCGGCCTGGTCGTGCATCGCGCCTTCCCATTCGTTCCAGCGCGCGAATTCCTCGCTGTTCCGGAGCTTCAGCGTCGCGCTGTGCCGGACGGCCGACGGCTGGGCAACGTCCAGATCGTCAGGGGCTGCGTGCCAGTCGATCGCGGCCCGAATGGTGCCTGCGTCGAGATCCGCGAAGATGACCGAGCGGGCATCCTTGAAGCGGTTGCAATAGGCGACCAGCGAGTCCTTGTCATCCAGGATGAGGCTCTGCCTGACGAAGCTCGGCAGTCGATCCGGGTCGGTGATGTCCTGCAGCGTGAAGCCTGCGGGCACGAGTGCGCGCTGGCGGGCGTCGTCGGTGGTGATCACCGGGTCGGCGAGGCGCGCGGCCTCGATGGCGGCGTCGAGCGCGCCTTTCGGATCTGCATAGATGGTGGTTTCGGACATGTCCGGTGTCTCCTGTCTCCGGCCTCAGTGTTCGGCCGCCTTCCGGCGGTCGATCTCGTCCTCGATATCCATCTGGTTCGGATCCCGGCGCGACAGGCGGCCTTCGTCGTCGGCGAAATAGATTCCGGTGCCCATGGCGGCCTGCGGCACCTTCGAGGTGATCTTCGGCGTGCATTCGATCTGCCCGCCCTTGTTGAATTTGAAGGGCAGCTTGATCGTGATCTCGCCGTCGCCGCCCGTCTCGGCCATGGCGGCGATCACCTTCTCCAGCTGCGCATTGCCCTGCCGGAGCAGTTCGCCGCGGCGGAAGCCCTGCAGGAATTCGAGGAAGTTCATGTCGTGCCGCTGCATCGGCGGTCTCCTTTCGTTGTGCTGGAAGCGGGATTGTTCGATCGGGTGATCGGGCCGGGTCTGCACACTCGGCTTCGGTCGCCCGCTCATCCGATGCGCTCTCTCGGCATCGGGGCCGGCGGCGATGGCGGGTCGTCGGTTGTGTCCTGCGATGCCTGCCGGACGATGATCGCATCCGGGTCGATGCTCAGGACCAGCATGCCGGTCCCGTCCCGCGTCAGGGTGACCCTCGAGAAGCCGATTTCGCCGAGGTGGTAGGTGAAATCGGCCAGCCGGCGCAGAAGGATTTCGCGGGCGCGCAGCATCGCGGCGTCTGTGCGAACGGCTTCAGCGAGTTCGGCCAGCGGATCCTCCGCGCTCACCACCGCATCGCCTCCACGATCCGCGCGGCGTCGTGATGCGCCTCGGCGGCCTGCCGGGCCATCGCGCCGGCGAGGGTGGTGACGACCGCGGCGGCGAGGATCCAGCCGGCGGCGATGGTCAGGAAATGCGCGGCCGGTGTCGGGGGCCGGTTCGTGCGCTCATACCGTTCGATCAGGTGATCGATCATGCTGCGGCCTCTCGGGTCTCATCTTCCTGCAGCTGTCGCTCCATGCGCAGGACGGTTTTCATCCAGAGCCGGATCGCCGCCTCGGCGGTCTCGGCCGACTGGCTGACGCCCAGCAGGCTGATGGTGAAATCGTGCGGGCCCCAGCTGTTGCGCGAAGGCGGAATGAACGTGCCGCCGGTCTCGATCGCCGCTCTTTCGATCATGTCGAGGCGGGCCTCGGCCGAGACGATCTCCAGTTCGGAAACGAGGCGCAGGCGTTCGGCGCGGATGGCGTCGGCGATGCTCATGCCGCGTTCCCTCCGTCGGGGCCGGGCCGACCCGCCATGATCGCCCGGACCTTCGCTATGGCGCGGGTGGCATGGGGCTCGATCTGTTCGCGGACGCTGGGTCCAGTGCCGCGGCCGGCGGTGGCGGTCACGCGGGCTGCAACGGCAGGCTCGGGGCGAAGGCGCGCCAGCCGCTCGCGGGTGACGGGCTGACCGCGCTCGGCCTTTCGGCGAAGCCAGTCGTCGCGCAGTTCAAGAAGGTTCGGCATCGGAGCTCCAATCTTTGCGAGATCGGAGCCTTCCTTACTCCCATTTTTTGGGATATGCAATCATCGGCGTTGGCGGCCGCCCATGCGCAGGACGCGCCGAACGACGCCTCGGCTGTTGCCGATGCGCGTCTGATCACCAGAATCAGCCTCTGGGGAGGAAGTCTGATGTGCCGATTGATTCTGCGTTACGCGACTCGGCTGAGGGTCAACGTCAACTGGTTGTGCGATCCCGGCCGGGCGTGGTGGCGGCGAGAGCCGCCAGTATTCGCTCCGAGGTCTCGCGAGGAACGAGGCGGAGGTCGCCATTTATGATGAAATTGAAGTCGATGCCGCGCGTGCGGTAGAAAAACCGCATCAATCCGATGGATGGGCGGCCTTTGCGGACCTGGTTGTTGATCGTCTGGAGTGGTCGCTGCAGAGCCTCCGCGACTTCGACTTGCGACAATTCAGAGGCTGTGAGGGCGGCTTTCAGGCGCGCGGCAATGGCCTCGTCCGAGGTGTCGCCGAACCGTGTGAGTCGGTCGATCTGATCGGGATCCCTGTTCACGCCGTGCTCCGTCATGGACATTTTATACCGGAAAATCCGGACGTGTCCGATCCGTTCGGAAGTTGAGAGTTGCGTATCTCTAAATTTGGGATTAATACTCTTATCCCATGACGCAGGATGCCATCAGCCTCATTACCTCGCTTGGCGGTTATCGCCGGGTCGCCCTGCGCCTGGGCGCGGAGCCGAAGACGTTGCACGGGCACATGATGCGCGGCGACTTCCCTGCGAAATTCTACTGGCCGCTGGTCCAGTTGGCCGTTGAGACGGGGATGCCGCCGCCGCCGGCCGGCCTGTTCCGGTTTGCCGATCTGCGTCCGCCTCTTGCGAGCGAGTCCGGTGACGGAGTCGCTGCATGAGCGCCGGGGTCTGCTGCGAAGCGGGGCGCGGCCTGACCGCCGCGCCCCTCTCCGCCCTCTCATCGCTCGTTTCGGCTGCATCTCGAACACGCAGCAACAATAGGAGCGTGTGAATGGGAAAGTCCTGGGGAAAGTTTTCCGAACTCGATGCGGCCCGGATCGCCCGTCTGCAGCGCGCCGAGATGCAGAGCTTCCGGCAGCATTTTGCCGCGGTGTGGTCGGATTTCGTCCGCGCACACTTCGCCAGCCCGGCCGATGCCGCGGCGTTCTTTGCCGTCGATCCCTCGACGGCCGAGAACTGGTGGCAGGGGCTGAACGCCCCGCAGGGCTGGGTCGTCGGCCGCGCGATGTCGGATCCCGATCTCGGCGGGCGGCTGGTGCGGGCAATGGGCGATGCCCGGGCGAGGGCAGCATGAAATGGGTGGCGCGGAAGGTGTTTTCGGCCGAGTTGCTTGCGGCTATCCGCGTCACCGCCTTCGGTCAGTGGTGGAGCGTGCGAGCGCTCCACCGGCTCCGAAAGTTTTCCGGAGAACATTCCGGGGTGCGGGCTCCGGATCACGAGGTTCGGCGATGAGGGCGCACCCATTCCTCGGCGCCATTCCGTCCGGGGTCGGTGGCCCCGGGCGCGTCGCGCGGGGCCCGGCATCCCACGGGTGCCCGCGCGACGATCACTCACGGAACGCCACCTGCCTCGGGTGCGTGGGGGGCCGGCGGCCTGCTCGTCGCCGGCCGGGGGCGAAGGGCCCGGGGATTGTCCTTCGCCCCCCTTTTTCTGGATCAGCACGGCGGGGCCTCGGCCCCCTCAAGGCCATACCGCAGGGGCGCGTGGCCGCCGGACGTGAGTGTCGCCCCATCCTCCCGGGCGGAGCGGGCGTGTCTGTCCTCTTTCCGCTCCGCCCATCAGGAGGTTCGCAATGCGCCTGATATCTCCCGTATTCCATCCGCGCGCCCGCGTTTCGGCCGAGGTCGAGACGCTGACGGCGCGCGTCATGCGCGATGTCGTCGCGCGCGAAGGCCATGTCGGACGGGCGCCTGAGGGCGCGCGTGTCGGCTCGCTCGGGCCGGTGGAGCTGGGCATGTGCCGCCTCGCCGCGGTCAAGATCCGAGAAGGCGGCACCCTGTCGCTGGTCGCGCGCGATCTCGGGCTGGAGCGCGAGCAGCTGAAGCGGCTGATGACGCGGGCCGGGCACGGTCCAGACGGGACGGAGGTGATCCGGTGACGCAGAACCGATCCGCGGCCGTCATGCAGCAGCGCCACGAGGCGCCGGACAGCCTCGATGATTTCCCGACGCCGCCCTGGGCGACACGGGCGCTCTGCAGGGCACTGATCGACGGCGGTGAGCCCCTGCACGCGCAACACGTCTGGGAGCCGGCCTGCAACCGGGGCCACATGGCCCGGCCGCTGGGCGAGTACTTCGCCTCGGTTCATGCGACGGACGTTCGCGACTATGGCTGGTCGGGACAGGCCGCCGTCGCCGATTTCCTGATCGACTGGGGGGCCGACGCGCCCGATGTCGACTGGATCGTGACGAATCCGCCTTTCCGGCTGGGTGCGGATTTCGTCCGGCAGGGTCTGCGGATCGCGCGGCGCGGCGTGGCGATGTTCGTCCGCTCCGCCTTCGTCGAGGGCGAGGAACGATACCGCACCCTGTTTCGCGACAAGCCCGAGGCCAAGGTGATGCCATTCGCCGGCCGGGTCGTGATCTGGAAAGGTGTTCTGCTGGATCCGGACGTGAAGATCTGGTTCCCGCCGAAGAACGGCAAGCCCGGAAAGCTGGAAAAGCCCAGCACCGCCACGTCCTACAGCTGGCTGATCTGGCTGGTAGGTCACGACGCCCCGACCGTGCATCTCCGTATTCCCGATTGCCGCCGCGACCTCACGCGGCCCAGCGACTATCCCCCCGTCCCCGAACATCTGCGCCCGCCCGCCGGCGGGCTGCTTTGAGTTCCAATTGTCAGAGAGGTGACATCATGCCCGACCACGTCGACAGCTCCGGTGATGACCGGACCGCGAACAATGCCATGCGCCACAAGTACCGGGTGCTGGACGAGCGCGAGAAGGCGCTGATGGAAGAGGTAAAGGACATGGGCCTCGCCTTCGTCGAAAAGCTTCACGAGATCGGCGGGACCGAGCCCGAGGGTGAGCGTTTGGCATCGCGCGACCTCAGTCTCGCCCAAACACACGTTGAAGACGCCGTGATGCGCGCGGTTCGCCACATCACGGCCTGACCACCAGAATTCCCCGCAGCGCGCCCCGCAAGAGGGCGCCCGGCGGCATCAACGACGCCCGGAAAAGGGCGCGGGCGGACCCGAGGCAGGGCCGCCACCAACGACACTCCGTGCCGTGCGATTTCGCCGGTGCGAACGGCTTGGGAGCAGTGTGAATGGCCTATCCGGCAAGCGTCCTGACCGCCTCGGGCAGTCTGCGGGCCGTCGATGTTGCCGAGCTGGAAGAATATCCGCTCGGTGCCGAGGACCGGCTGGAAAGCCATTTCTTCATCGCCTGGGAGCATCGGCGCTGGCTGAACAGCGAGATGCGCCTGAAGGGCGCGGAAGAGGCGCGGGCGCTCTATTTCGACCTGATCTGCCTGTCGCAGGATCAGTCGCCGGTCGGCACGCTGCCCGACGATTCCGAGCAGCTGGCGAAGCTGCTGGGCGTCGAGGAAGCGCGCTTCCGCCGTCTCTGCGACACGCCCTATGGGCCGCTGCATCACTGGGAACCCTGTCTCTGCGACGGCGTGATACGCCTGATGCATCCGGTCGTCCTGCGGATGGTCCTCGATGCCCGCGCGCGCAAGCAGGACAACCGCGCGCGGATGGAGGCCGCGAACCGCCAGAAGCGGGTCCAGCGGCTGCGGCAGGTCGTGGGCGGCATCCACGCCGATCTGGCGAAGAACGACGCCGCCGTCCTGTGGATCGATGAATGGCTGGAAGGACAGGGCTGCACCTATCGCAGCATCAGCTGGGTCCAGAATGCCATCGGCGCGTGGTCCGATCACACCGTGGGGCGCGTGCACACGGGTCGGCGCGGCCCGTCCTGATCTTCCCGAAGTGTCGTCAGAGTGTCCGGCGGACAGTTCCGGACAGTCGAAGGACAGTCTCGGACTGTCCGGCACGACAGGGACAAGGACAGGGAAAGGAAAAGGACAGACGGCCAGACCCGGACGGTTGCGCCGGGATCGTGCAGAGAAAGGGGAAAGGCGATGAGCGAAGCGCAGACCACCACCGGCACCGACGACGGCACGGCTGCCGACACCGAGACGAAACGCGCCCGCGTTCGGCGCCTGCTGATCGAACCGGCACAGCGGCGCGGCATGCGGTTTCCGAAACGCATGGCCGAGGAGGAGCGCCGGAAGACGCTGGTCCGGCTCTGCGATGCGGTGGCCTATCTGGACGACGCCGCGCTGGCGGCGCTGGCCGACTGGGTGCGCTCGCATGGCGACGGCGCGGACCGGTCGTTCTGGCCCCCGGTGGTCGGCATCATCTCGATCGCCGAGGCGATCTGCCCGCGTCCGCTGGAGGAGGCGCCGGGCGTGGCCAGCTGGTTTGGATCCCGTGCCGGGCCGGCGGCCGTCGCCGAGAACCGGCTGGTGGCCGAGTTCCTGTTCTGGGAGCGGTTCAAGCGCCCGCCGATGTCGGATCGCGATAAGGCCGGTGTCGCCCGGCAGGCGGCCGAGATGCGAGGCGATGCGCACCGGATCGAGGATCAGCTGCGGCGCGGGGTCGAGCCGGGCGCAGAGCGGCGCGAGTTCCTGCGCTGGTACCGCGAGATCGAGGCGCGGGCGCTGGCGCTGGTGAAGGCCGGCGAGGAGAAGCGCGCGGCCGAGGGGGATGCGGCATGAGGCAGGATCGCGCCGTGGCAGCACGTTGTTTCCAGCCTGTCGTCGATCATCCGAGAGATGACAGGGGTCGACGCCTGATCGGCGTACGGGGTCTGCTGGAGTGGGCCTTCGGCACCGAGTTCGCCTCTCTCGAATACGACGAGCTCGATGGTGGCTTTGTGCCCTCCTTCGGGAACGAGTACCGGATCATGCAGCAGCTGGCTCTCGGCAAGGAACCCGGTATCGGTGTTCGGGTCGACACGTCATTCGGCCGATCCCACCCGCATGACGACGCCGAGCTGGTGGCGAGCGTCCTGCGTCACAGTGTGGAATGGCATCTTGCGGTTCGCGTGGCCGAGTTCGCCCGCACCTGCCGCGCTCCGGTGTGGGATCTCGGCCCTCAGCATCTGCGGCCGAAGGTATGGGGTAAGGAGAACCAGCACGGATCGATGGGCAAGGCGGAGGTCTACCGCGAGGTGACCTATGTCAGCCGCGGGCGGCGTCGGACCCGCAAGGACATGTGGGTGCCCTGCATCGTCACGCCCTCTGTCGCTGAAATCGCTGCGGCCCGACGCGCCTGGCTGGACTGGTGGGGTGCTCTCCTGGCGGTCCGCGGTGGATTGCGGCATGTCGAGTTGACCCGGTGGTGCGTGACGGATCGGATGCCTCAGATGACGCCGTGGCGGAAAGGGGCTTGACACAATCGAGCTCATGTTGACATTTTGCCTGCGAACCGAATTGCGCCCGGAGCGGATGATCCCGCTGCCGGGCGTTTTCGTGTCCGGGTGGAGCAGAGGCAGCTCGCGTGGCTCATGACCACGAGGTCGGCGGTTCGATCCCGTCCCCGGCAACCAATACCCGGAGCGCGCCCGCCGACAGGCGCGATGACATCAGGCCACCTGCAGCGGCGGGGCGGGTGGTCGGAGCTTGTGCGATGCTGAGCCTGCGGATCGATCATCTCGACCTTGACCGGGGGCTGAGCGAACTGGAGCGCCAGCATCTGCCGCGTGCGACGGCATGGGCGCTGAACGACACCGCGGCCGATGTGCTGGAGCACATGCAGAACAGGATGCGGACGGAGTTCGACCGGCCCACCCGGTTCACCCTCAACGCCTTCATGGTGTGGAGAGCCAAGCCGTCCGCGCTCACGGCGGAGGTTCGCGAGCGGCCGTCGGTCGGGGCGCGCCATTTCCTGAAGGTGCAGGAACTGGGAGGCGCGCGGCCGAAGACGGGGCTGGAGCGGCTGATCGGATCGCGCCTGGCATATGAGGGGTCGATCATCGGCGTGGTGCCGGCCGCCGGGGCACGGCTGAACAGCTTCGGCAACTGGTCGCCGGGCGAGCGCAATCAGGTCCTGTCAGCGATCCAGGCGCAGGGCGACAGCCGCGCGAACACCACGAAACGGTCAGCGGCTAAGGCGAAGGGCAAGCGCGCCGGCTACTTCGTGCCGCGGCCGGGGTCGAAGCTTTCGCCCGGCGTCTGGAAGCGCTCCGGGCGCGGCAGGATTTCGAAGGTGCTGCACTTCACGTCGGCGTCGCCGAACTATGATCGGCGGCTCGGCTTCTACGACGGTGCCGAGGCGGTGTTCGATGCGCGGTTCGCCGACCATCTGCGGCGGACGCTCTCGCGGGCCATGTCCAGGTGAACCCCGCGGGTCCTTCCCGGCAAACGTCTGAACAGGGGTAATTCGCACCCCGTTCGGTGCGTTTTTTCTGCTCCGGCAGCACTGGGAATATGGGTTGTTGTTGTTGATCGGATTCGAATGTCCCTGAAAATCGAGAACGTGGCGGTCAGTGCACTGGTGCCCTACCAGCGGAACGCACGAACGCATTCGCACGATCAGGTCGCGATCATCGCGTCGTCGATCGAGGAGTTCGGCTTCACCAATCCGATCCTCGTCTCGGCCGACATGGAGGTTATCGCCGGCCATGGCCGTCTGGCCGCCGCCAAGCACCTGAGGCTTGTCGAGGTACCGGTGATCCGGCTGGGGCACCTGTCCGAAGCTCAGCGGCGCGCGCTGGTGATCGCCGACAATCGCATCGCCGAACTGGCGGGATGGGACGAGGATCTCCTTCAGTCGGAGATCGAGGCGCTCGCCGCCACCGAGCTTCCGCTGGAGGTGCTGGGCTTCTCTCAGGCCGAGCTGGACGAGATCCTCGACGATGTGGAGGAATCGCTGGCGGAGGCGTCCTTCGACCCGGAGGCGGTTCCGCCGCTCGAAACCTCTGCGGTTACAAGCGCAGGCGATGTCTGGATCCTCGGGCGTCATCGGTTGATCTGCGGCAGCGCGACCGAGAAGGCCACGGCCGATCTGTTGCTCGCTGGTGAGCTTGCCGACTGCGTCTGGACCGATCCGCCCTACAACGTCGATTACGAGGGGGCGGCCGGCAAGATCGCGAACGACAACATGGGCGCGTCCGAGTTCCGGTCGTTCCTCGACGCCGCCTTTGCCGTGATGTTCTCGGCCATGAAGCCCGGCGCGCCGATCTACGTGGCGCATGCCGACACCGAGGGTCTTGCGTTCCGCGGCGCCTTTGCCGAGGCAGGCTTCAAGCTGTCGGGGTGTCTGGTGTGGGTCAAGCCGTCGCTGGTGCTGGGGCGATCGGATTACCAGTGGCGCCACGAGCCGATCCTCTACGGCTGGAAGCCGGGCGCTGCGCACTTCTGGAAAGGCGGCCGTGCGCACACCACGGTCGAGGAGTCCGGATCCGCCGGCGTGCGCGTCATGCCGGATCGGTCCGTGCAGGTCGATGTCGGCGACCGGACCCTGATCGTGCGCGGATCGGATCTCGAGCTGTCGATGCTCGACGGCAGCGTGATCCGCGTGGACAAGCCGCGCGCCAATTCGGTGCATCCGACCATGAAGCCGGTCGAGCTGATCTGCCGCCAGCTGGGCAACAGCAGCCCGCGCGGCGCGGTCGTGATGGATCCGTTCGGCGGGTCGGGGTCTACCCTGATGGCCTGCGAGATCACCGGGCGCTCTGCTCGCCTGTCGGAGCTGGATCCGCGCTTCTGCGACGTGATCGTGAAGCGCTGGCAGGAAGCATCGGGCGGTGAGGCTCGCCACGAGGCCACCGGACAGACGTTTGCGGAGCGGTGCGCTTCGGTGCTCGATCTTGCGGAGGCGTCCTGATGGAGGAGAAGGATCCCGACGGTCAGATCAAGCGATCGCGCGCTCTGACAGAGGCCGCGAAGGCACAATCTGCGGCGCTGGACCTGCGCAAGAAGAAGGGCGAGTTGGTGGACCGCCGGCGCGCCTCCGATCATGTCAGGCAACTCGCGGCCGAGGAGCGGGACGCTCTGATCCGCTTCCCTGCGGATCGAGCCCGGGCGATCGCAGAAAATCTCGGCGTCGATGCGACGGAGGTCGAGCGTGTTCTGGATCTCGAGATCCGCGCTCACCTCGAGCGCAGGTCGGGCGCGAGGATCGAGGTGAGTGCCGATGTATGAGGGCGCCGCCGAAATCGAGCGCGCCTGGCGAGAGGGTCTTCGGCCGTCGCCTGCAACACCTGCTGCGGTGCATGTTTCGGCGTCATCGGCACTTCGGCAGATCCTGCTGGATCACCCCTTGCCGGAAGGTGTGCCTGACGCCGACATGAACCAGACGGAGATCGCTGCGGCGCTGAATGTCTCCGTCAACACCGTCGGCAAGTTCGTTGCACGGTCCGTCCTCGCCGAGGAGTGGGAGAACGAAGGCCAGTTTCCGGTGATCGAGCAGGGTGGCATGGGGCGAGCCTATGTGATCCGGCTCAGCCACGCATGGGCATGGTCTCAACACCGGTCGGCCAGCGAAGCCGACCGGGATCGACGCAGCCGGCAGGCTATCGAGGCTATGCAGGCCACCTTCCTGGGCATCGATCTGGACGATCAAGGGGCGGTGCTGGATCCGAAGACCCGGCGCGCGATGGCCGAGGCGGACATCCTGCATTCGAAGGCCGCAGCGCTGCGGCGGCGGCTGGTCGAGCTGGAGGAGATGACGGAGCTTCTCGAGTCGGTGTTCGGCATCGTCCGCGACGGCATCGAGGCCATGCCGGACCGGCTGGAACGCGAACTGGGCCTCAAGCCCGAACAGGTATCCAGGGTGGTCAGGATCGGCGACGACGTGTTGCAGGCGATCATCGAGCGGATCGAGGAGGCCGAGCTGAGGGAGCGCGACATCAGCGACGTCGAGATCCACGACCGGCTGCTGGTCTGAGGGCGGACCACGGCAGATGACGATCCAGTCGCCGCACGATTTCGAGCCGCTTCCGCCTCATACGGATCCGCGGGTTGCGCTGAAGCGCGCGCTGCCTGCCCTGCGTCCGGCAGAGCGGATCACCGTCACCGAGGCGGCGGAGCGCTACATGCGGGTCAACGTGTCGGGCCAGTGGCAGCCGTTCCGTCGGGATGTGACGCCCTACATGGTCGAGCCGACCGACATGATCACCTCGCGCCGCTACCGGGGCATCGCCTTCTGCGGACCGTCGCAGTCTGGGAAGACCCAGATGCTGCAATCGGCCGTCGCCTACACCATTGCGGCCAATCCGGGCCGCGTGGCCCTGTTCCAGATGACGCGCGACGCGGCGGCCGAGTTCGAACAGAACAAGCTGGGTCCGACGATCCGGAACAGCCCCGACCTTCGGCAGCGCCGCGCAACCGGCCGGGGCGCCGACAACATGTTCCAGAAGCTCTACGTCGGCGGCACGCAGCTGACGCTGGACTGGCCGACAATCACCAAACTGTCGTCGGCGTCGATCCGGCTGGTTCTGGGCACGGACTATGACCACTTTCCGGAATCGGTCGGGGGTGAAGGCGATGCCTATTCCCTGATGCGCGCCCGCACGCGGTCCTACATGTCGCGTGGAATGGTGGTGGTCGAAAGCAGCCCGGGTGCGCCGGTGACCGACGAGAACTGGCGCCCGAGATCGCCCCATGACTGCCCGCCGGTGAAGTACGGCGTGTTGTCCCTCTATCCGCAGGGCACCCGGGGCCGGTGGTACTGGCCCTGTCCGAGCTGCGGTGCAGAGTTCGAGCCCACCTTCGCCCGGCTCGTCTGGCCGGAGGGGGCCGACCCGATCGAGGCAGGCGAGGCCGCGGTGATGAGGTGCCCGCATTGCAGGGAGACCTTCGACCATTCGCTGAAACCGGAGCTCAATGCCGCGGGCCGATGGCTGCATGAGACCGACGACGGGCGCGTGGCATCGCTGGAGAGCGGCGAGGCCCGCAGGGCCGATCTTCTGTCCTACTGGCTGGACGGTGCGGCGGCGGCGTTTTCGTCGTGGTCGGATCTGGTCAGCCAGCAGCTGAACGCGATCCGGAAGTACGACCAGACCGGCGACGAGGAGGCGCTGAAGACGGCCGCGAACACCGGGCAGGCGCAACCCTACCGGCCGCGCGGCTCCACCTCGCATCTGGAGGTCACCCTTCAGGCGCTGAAGGACAAGGCCAGGGGCAACAGCACGCCGAAGGGCGTCGCGCCCTCGTGGACCCGCTACATCACGGTATCGGTCGACGTGCAGGGCACGCGGTTCCCTGTCGGGGTCACGGCATGGGGCGAGGACGGGCGGCACCAGCCGATCGACCGGTTCGATCTGATCACGCCGCCGGCCGGCTCGCCGGGCGCGGCCGACCGGGCGCTGAGCCCGTTCGAGATCGCCGAGGACTGGGCCGTTCTCGAGGATCTGTCGCAACGGTCTTGGCCGGTAGAGGGAACGTCCTGGGCGCTGCGCGCGGTGGCCCTCTGCGTCGATCAGCAGGGCGGCGGTGCGACCACCGACCATGCCTATGCCTTCTACCGGGCGCGGCGGAGGGCCGGAGAGCGTCGGCGGTGGTTCATCACGCGCGGCCGGGGCGGCCCGAACCATCCGGACCGCGTATGGCTGAAAGCGCCGGAATCGGCGCAGGGAAAGCGCCGGGTCGCGAAGGACGTCCTGACACTGAACATGGCGACCGATCGGTTGAAGGACGCCGTGAACACGTCTCTGCGGCTGACCGAGGATGGTCAGAACTTCTGCGGCATCCCCGAATGGATGTCGGACAACGAGCTGATCGAGATGACCGCCGAAAGGCGAACCGAGAAAGGCTGGCAGCCCCGACCCGGGATGAAGCGGAACGAGAGTCTCGATCACCTCGTGCAGGCACGGGCGCTCCACATCCAGATCGGGGCCGAGAAGATCGTCTGGGCCCGACCTCCCGCCTGGGCGGTCCTCGACGAGAGCAATCCGAACGCCGTTGCGGGCGCGCCGGCGCCCGACGTGCAGGACGGTTCCTCCCTTCTGGACGAAGGCGCACCGCGAGAGCAGCCGACTCGCCGCTCGGCGCGATCGGACACCAACTGGATCAGGCCGAGGGACAACTGGCTGTGATGGAAGAACTTCAGAAGCGGCTCGACCAGCTGAACGCCATGATCGCCAAGGGGATCCGGGTGGGCCGTCTGGGTGACGAACAGGTCGAATTCCGGGATCTGAATGACATGTTCCGGGTCCGGGCAGATCTCGAGCGCCAGATCGCCGCGCTCGAGGGCAAAGCCCGCCCGTCGCGCCAGCATTACCCCACATTCTCGCGCGGGACCTGACTTCATGAACCTGATCGATCGCGCCATCGCCGTCGTTTCGCCGCGCCGGGCGCTGACCCGCGTCCGCACGCGCATGGCCCTGATGAATTACGATGCCGCCACGGTCGGTCGCAGAGGCCAGTCGTGGAAGCCCTCGAATGCCGACGCCGATGCCGCGGCCCGGAAAAGAGATCGCCTGACCTTCATTGCGCGCGACATGGTGCGGAACACCCCGTTCGCGGCGCGTGCCCAGCAGGTCATCGCGAACAACACAGTCGGGGACGGCATCATCCCCAAGATGCGCCACCCCGATCCCGAGATCCGCAAGCGCGGCCTCGAGCGGATAGAGGCCTATCTCGACACGACTCGTATCGATGCCGATGGTCGCCAAAACCTCTACGGCCTGCAGCGGCTCGCGATGAACTGCATCGTCGACAGCGGCGAAGTCCTGATCCTGCGCGAGCAGGTGACGCCTCGTCCCGGCGAGATGGGCCTGCAGTTGCGGGTTCTGGAGCCCGACTATCTCGATCCTCTGCGGGACGGGTTGCTGCCCAGCGGGAACAGCGTTCACGAGGGGATCGAATACGACCCGACCGGTCGACGAGTGGCCTATCACCTGTTCGATCAGCATCCCGGGTCCGACTGGTTCCTCGGCGTGGGCTGGCGCGGACGGTCCACGCGCGTGCCGGCCGACCGGGTGCTGCACATCTACCGGCAGGACCGGCCCGGCCAGATGCGCGGCGTGTCCTGGTTTGCAGGGATCGCGCTGTCCCTGCAGGACCTCGGCGACTATCAGGACGCCCAGATCATGCGTCAGAAGATCGCGGCATGTTTCGCGGCCTTCCGGAAGCTCAGCGGCGATTCACCGGTGCGCGAGGAAGACGAGATGGGCAAGACCCTGTCTCCGGGTCTGATCCAGGACATCGCGCCCGACGAGGAGATCACGTTCTCCAGCCCGCCTGACGTCGGCGGCTACGACGTCTTCATGCAGAGCGTGCTGGGCTCGATCGCTGCAGGGCTCGGGATCACCTACGAGGCCCTGACGGGCGACCTTGCCAAGGTCAATTTCTCTTCCGGGCGCATGGGGCGGATGGAAATGGACCGCAACGTGTCATCCTGGCAATGGCTGATGCTCATCCCGCAGATGCTGCAGCCCATCGGCCGCTGGCTCCTGGAGGATTGGGCACTCTCGGACCCGACGCACGCCGCGGCGATCCGGTCCGCAACTGTGGAGTGGGTGCCGCCGCATCGCATCCTCGTGGATCCGACCCGCGAGATCCCGGCCCTGCGTGATGCCGTTCGCGCCGGGTTCGCCAGTCGGCAGGGCGTCGTGCGCCAGCTCGGCGCCGATCCGGAGCGCCTGATGGACGAGATCCGGGCCGATGTCGCCGGCGCCCGCTCCGACGGGCTCGTCTTCGACTCCGACGCCTCGGCCGTGTCGCTTGCCGGCGTGAGCCAGCCACCGGCGCCGGAAGATGAGGAAGAAACCAGAAAGGGGGCCAGCAGTGGCACATGAGATCTACCTCTACGGAACTGTCGGCGGTGTGTTCTGGGATGAGGAGTTCTTCACCCCGTCCTCCGTCGCCGAGATGCTGGCGGGTCTGACGGGCGATCTCACCGTCCGGATCAACAGCGGTGGCGGCATCGCGAGCGACGGGCAGGCGATCTACAACATCCTCCGCGACTATCCCGGGCGGGTGAACGTCGTTGTCGATGGCGTCGCTGCCAGCGCTGCGAGCCTGATCGTGATGGCTGGCGAGACGATCACCATGCGCGCCGGCGCCATCCTGATGATCCACGACCCGGCGTGCATGTTCACCGAGGGGCGCGGCACCGAGCAGGATCACCTGAAGGCGGCCGCGGGGCTGGCGGTGATCTCGTCGGCCTTTGCCAAGGTCTATGCCTCGCGCGCCGGCATTTCCGTCGCCGAGGCCCGGGAGATCATGCGGACCGAGACCTACTACGACGGCGAGGCCGCAGTTGCGGCTGGTTTCGCGACAACGACGGACGACGAAACGCAATCGGCTGCCGTCGCCCGCTTCGATTACGGGATCTACCCCAATGCGCCGGACAATCTCCGGGCTGCAGGGGCGACGATCCCTCAACGCAAGAGCAGACCGGCCGTCCTGGCCATGATGGCCGGGATCCCCGCGCCGAAACCGAAGGAGAGCAGCATGCCCAATCCCACCATGGAAGATCAGCGCGAGGACATGTCGGAAGACGACGAAACGACCGCTGACGCCGACGATGCCGAAATGGTCGAAGAGGACGGGGAAGACACCGTCGAAGCGGCCGACGACGGCGCCTCGGGCGACACCGAGGACGATGACGAAGATGCAGAGGCCAGCGGCGCGGTCGCGATCCTCGATCTCTGCATGGCCTGCAACCGCCCGGAAGGCGAGGCGCGCGACATGATCTCGCGTGGCCTGACGCTGCCTCAGGCGGTGGCCGAGATCACCGCCAATCGCACAAAGGAGAACCCCGTGAACGGCACCCGCCGCGGCGCACCCACTGCCCGCATCCTGCGCGACGAGCGCACCACCCGGCGCCAGAGCATGGCCGTTGCGATCGCGGCTCAGCTGACGCAGGCGTCCGACGTTCCTGCCCAGGCCCGGCCCTTCATGGACCTGTCGCTGGCCGAAATGGCCGCGCAGTGCATCGGTCACCGGGGGCCGATCCGGAACGCCGGTCAGCGCCTGCAGATCTTCGAGATGGCGTCGCATTCGACCTCCGATTTCCCGGGGATCTTCGAGAACGCGCTGAACAAGGTCCTGCTGGAGCGCTACCAGCTGGCCGAGCCCACCTATCGGCAGATCTCGCGGCGCCGCGACTTCACCGACTTCCGGGTGCACCCGCAGGTGCGCGCCGGCGATTTCCCGAAGCTGAAGCCGATCGGCGAAGGCGGGGAGATCAAGCACGGCACCTTCGGCGAGCAGCGCGAGACGGCGATCCTCAGCTCGTACGGCGTGGCGCTGACCATCACCCGCCAGATGATGATCAACGACGAACTGGGCGCGATCGATGACGTGCTGTCCGACTATGGCCAGATGATCGCCGATTTCGAGGAGGAGACGTTCTACGCCTTCGCCCTCAGCGCGGAACTGTCTGACGGAAACCCCGTGTTCCACACCAGCCACAAGAACCTGGCCGCATCCGGCGGCGCGATCTCGGTGGCCACCGTGGCGACCGGTCGTGCTGCCATCCGGAAACAGACCAGCATCGACGGCAAGAAGCTGAACATGGCACCGTCGATCCTGCTGGTCGGGCCCGACAAGGAAACCGAGGCCGAGCAGCTGGTCGCACAGATCCAGCCGCAGGAAGCCGGGAACGTGAACCCCTTTGCCGGCCGCCTGACGCCGGTGACCACGGCTCAGATCACCGACAACTCGTGGTACCTGCTGACTGGCGCCGATCGCCCCGGTGGTGCCCTCTGGGTGCACGGGTTCCTGACTGGCGCTGCGGCACCGCGCATCCGCACCGAAGAGCCGTTCGGCAAGCAGGGCATGTCCATGTCCGTCGAGCACGACTTCGGTCTGGGCGCGGTCGACTTCCGCGGCGGGTGGAAGAACCCGGGCGCCTGATCGCAGACACGGGCGGCGGATCCTCCGCCGTCTGAAATCATCCCTCTTATCGGAGATTGTGAAATGAAGAACTTCATCCAGCCGGGCGAGACCGTGTCGGTCACCGCGCCGGCGACTGTGGCAAGCGGCGCCGGCGTCGCGGTCGGAAACCTGTTCGGTGTCGCCGTGCATGACGCCGCCAGCGGCGATCCCGTCGAGATCTCGACGCTCGGGGTCTTCGATCTGCCGAAGCCGAACACGCAGGTCTGGGCCGCTGGCGACCCGCTCTACTGGAACGGCGGCCAGGCCTCGAAGACGGCCGGCACCGGCAACATCTTCATCGGCGTGGCACTGGAGCCGGCCGCCAACCCTTCTGCGATCGGGCGCGTGCGGCTGAACGGCGTTGCGCCCGTGGCGCTGACTTCCTGAGGTGTCTCTGTTCGACGGCATCGCGGGCGTGCTGACCGGAGTGTTCGGCGCGCCCGTTCTCTACACGCCTGCGGAAGGCGTGCCGATCACGGTGGAAGCGCGGTTCCGCTCGCAGCCGATCGAAGTGCCCGACACCGACGGCAATACCGTGATCATCCTGTCCCCGACCCTGCGCGTGTCCCGCACGGTCCTGCCGGATATCGCCCGTGGCGACCTCGTGCAGCCGGAAGGCGAGCACGGGCCGATCTACCGGGTGCTCAACCGGCTGCCGAGCGGCTCTCCGGCCGATGATGCCTTCATTGTCTGCGAGCTCGAGGAGGCGGAGCCGTGATGCACTACCGTGCCGAATACCGGGCGCTGGCCCGCGCGGCCCTGCTCGCCGATCCGACATTCGAGGACTACACGCTGTTGTCCGCATGGGTTCGCGACATCGACCCCAGCACCCTTCCCGTGCTGCATGTCGCCACACCGCGCGAGACGAAGGAGCAGGATACCCACACCAGCTCCACGCGGGTGACGACCCTGATGGTGATCGCGAAGATCAAGGGCGGCGACGCGATCGAGGATAAGCTCGACGAGTTGAGCACCGTGGTCGAGACCGTCATCGGCACCGCACTGGACAGCGCGGAGCGCGCCTGCCTTCTGGGCGACACCGAGGTGACCGTGGACGGCGGCGGCGAGAAACGCGTCGGCACGCTGATCATGCGGTTTTCCATCACCTTCTGGCCGGCCGAGCCGCTTACCGAAGCCTGATCCCCGTCTGCGGGGATGAACGTGCCCTCGCGGGCCACCCAACCATCGAACGAAGGAGACAATCATGCCTGCAAGCAGCGGCGCGGTCCGGGGCTACGGCTCGACCGTCAGGATCGGCGTGGGCGAAACCCCCACGTGGACGGCCATCGTGGGGATCCAGGACCTCGAGTTCCCCGACCAGACCCCGGACAGCATCGACGTCACGCATCTGACGTCGCCGGGCGACACCGAGGAGATGGTGCGCGACATGAAGAAGGCCGTGAGCTGGCCTCTGACGCACCACTACGTCCCGGGCAGCGCCATGGACACGGCGCTGGCGGCTGTCGAGGCCTCGGGCGAGGATTTCATCCTCGAGATCAAAGCCAACGGTGCCGATGCGGTGGAGTACGCCGCCTATCTGAGCAGCTATCGTCCGACGACGATCCAGCCCAAGGGTTCGGTGATGCAGGCCATCTCCACCTTCGTGGTCAAGGCGAAGGTGGTGGCCTGATCATGGCGAACAGGATCAAGGGCGAGGTCCCGGTCAGGGTCGGCGACAAGGTCTGGGTTCTGGTGGTCGACTTCAACATGCTCTGCACGTTCGAAGAGGCCACCGGCATGATCGCGACCAAGTTCATCTCTCAGGTGGAGTCGGGCGAGGATGTGTCCTTCCGTGCCCTGCGGCACTTCATCCACGCCATGATGATCGCGCGGCAGCCCGACGCGACGCTCGAAGATGCGGGCGATCTGCTTTCGACGGACCCGGACGCGTTGAACCGGGCGCTGTCGGCCGCCTTCCCCTCGGCCGATCAGGATCCATCTCCGCCGGGAAAGGCGCCGGCGGCGACGGACTAGATATCGCCGAGCTCCTGGGCGACTACGTCGCCGCCGGCTTCGACGCGGAGGCGTTCTGGTCTCTGACCCCGCGCCTCTATCTGATCCAGATGAAGGCGGCGGCACGGCGGTTCGCGCGAGAGCGCGGTTCGCTGGCCGAGGCGATCTATGTCGGCACGCGCGCCGATCACCGCGAGCTCGAGCGCTATCTGGACAGCCTCGACAACGACCGCCCGCCATTGCCGCCAGAGGCGCTGGCCGGCGCGATGCGCTCCTACTTCGCCGGGCTGGCGACGGTGCGGCGCGCGGATTTCCTGAAATCGAGGTCATGAAATGACTGGCACTGTCGGCCGCCTTCGCGCGGTGCTGGGGCTTGATGCCTCACCGTTCAATCGCGGGCTGAATCAGGCGCGCGGCTCGGCCGGGGTCTTCTCGGCCGGTGTCCGGAGGATGATGGCAGGCGTGGGCGTGGCCATTGCCGGCGCGTTCTCGACGGCCGCGATCCGCAACGCCATGGGCATGATCGACGCGCAGGCGAAGCTGGCGAAGTCGCTGGGCACCACTTCGGCCTCGATGCAGGTTCTGGCCCGAGCGGGCGATCTCGCCGGTGTCAGCATGCAGGGCATCGAGCAGGGGACGAAGGACCTGTTCCGGCGCCTCAGTCAGGCTGCATCCGGCACCGGTCCCGCGGCCGATGCCTTGAAGCGGCTGAAGCTGACCGCCGGGGAATTGCTGAAGCTGCCGCTGGATCAGCGCCTCGCGAAGATCAACGGCGCGATCCGGGAATTCGTGCCGGAGGCGCAGCGTGCAGCCGTCGCCGGTGCCCTGTTCGGGGAGGAAGGGTCCATCGCCCTCTCCCGGCTGGACCCCGGCGTCATCGCTCAGGCGACGGAGGAGCTGCAGAAATTCGGCTTTGCCATCTCGGAGACGGATGCGGCGAAGATCGAGGCCGCGAACGACTCGATCTCAAAGCTCGGCCTGATCGCGCAGGGTCTGGTCAGCCAGATCACCGTCGCGCTGGCGCCGGCTCTGGACTCGATCGCCCAAGGGTTTGCCAACGCGATGCGTGCCGGGGGGCCGCTGCGCGAGGTGATCCAGTTTCTCGGCGAGAACATCGGGAGGCTGGCCACATACGCGGCGACTTTCGCGGCGCTCATGGCGGGCCAGTGGGTCGCCGGGATGGCGGCGGCGGCATTGGCCACGGCCAGCCTGTCGGGCGCTCTGGCCCTCGTGCGAACGGCGATCATGCGAACGGGTATCGGGCTGCTGATTGTCGGCGCTGGTGAGCTGGTCGTCTGGTTCTCCCGCCTCGTCAAGGGGGCGGGCGGCTTCGGAGAGGCCATGGGCCTGCTCGGGGACGTGGCGGCAGCGGTCTGGGAGGGCATCAAATCCAGCGCCAAGTCCATCCCGCCGGCCCTCGCCGGGGTCTGGCAGCAGATGAAGGGGGATTTCCTGAAGAGCCTCTCGGACATGGCGACGAAGTTTCACGATTTCGTCTGGACGATCGCCAACGGGATGAGCTCGATCCCCGGCCTCGAGGGGATCAGCGACAATCTCTTCGATCTTGCCCGGGGCGCGAGCGAGGTGTCCGGGACACTTCATGCTGCAGGTGCGGCTGCCGAAGCGAGTGCGGCGAGTTCCTACGCTGCGGCAGCCGGGGTCCTCAAGGATGCGTTCGGTCCGGCTCGTGAGGCCATGGAAAAGCTGCGCGAGGTGATGCGGGTCGGAGGCGAGGATGCCGAGACCGCCCTCGACGACGCCGCAGGCTCGGCCGACAAGCTGGCGGAGGCGCTTGCGGGTTCGGGAGGGGACGGCAAGGGCGGCGCCAGCGGCGCGGGCGGACGCGCCCTCGACAAGCTGAAGACCAAGGCCGAGAAGCTGAAGGAGACGACGCAGGAGGTCCGGGAGACCTTCAAATCCGCGTTCGTCGGGCTGGTCACCGGGGCCACGAAGTTCAAGGCAGCGCTTTCGGAGGTGCTGGGGAAGCTGGCCGAGATGGCGGCCAGCCGCGCCTTCGACATGCTGTTCGGTGGCGGCCGCACCGGCGGGTCGCGCGGGCGCTCCGGTGGTGGCCTGTTCGGAGGCCTGTTCCGGGGGATCCTCGGGTCGATCATCCCGGGGTTCGCGACGGGCACCAGCAATGCGCCGGGCGGGCTTGCGATGGTCGGCGAGCGCGGCCGCGAGCTGGTGAACCTGCCTCGCGGCGCACAGGTGATCCCGAACGGCCGCACCGAGGAAATCCTGCGCGGCCGCGCGGCGTCGCAATCGCAGGTGAACATCGTGCCGTCGCCGTATTTCGATGCCGTCGTCGACCGGCGGGCGGGCGTCGTTGCCGGTGCGATGGACCAGTCCCTGGCCCGTCAGAGCCGCGACAGATTTCCCGGCATGCAGCGCGCGATGCAGTCGCGCGGAACGACGATATGACCGCACGTCCGATCGTGACGGTGCCGCGATCCCTGATGCGGCAGACCGCCGTCGACTGGGACATCGACTGGCGCGAGAAGAGCGCCGGCGAGGGAACGGACGGCACGGGGCAGACCGTCATCAGCGCAGCCCCGCGCTGGTTCGGCTCGGTCCCTCTGGTGCTGCCCCGCGCATCTGCCCTGGAATGGCGCGCGCTGCGGCACACGGCCCGTGGCCGCACGGGTCTCTACAGGCTGCCGATGATCGATCCTCTCGGGTACTCCGACGCCGACATCGTCGGTGCCGGTTCCGGTCTGCCGTTCACCTCGGGCCGCCGGTTCGACACAGGCAGCGGCGTCGCCTACCGGCCGACGGTCGAAATGCACGAGGCCGCCGCCGCCGGCGCCACCCGGATCACGGTACGCGAGACCCAGGCAGTCCATCCGCTGCGCATCGGGATGCTGATCAGCCACGATGACTGGCCTGTCGAAATCACCTCGCGGACGGATGACACCGACGACGGCGTTCCTGTCGTCACTCTGGAACTGGCGCCGTTCCTGCGAGCGCCGATCCCGGCAGGTGCCCTGATCGAGCTGGCCGCCACCGGCATCTTCGAGTGCTTCGACGGTTCCGGAAACCCGGTCTACGACCTCACCCGCGTCGCGCGCCCGACCATGAATTTCCGGGAGTATCTCAACCGATGAGCAACTTTCCGGAGGGTTTCGACCCGCGCGCCGACATCGTGATCAAGCTGGACCTCGTGCTGATCGACACGCCCGATGGTCAGTTCGGCTACATGGTGGGGGTCGATGGCCGGTTCATCGATACCACCGGCCGTGTCTGGTGGGGGTCGCAGCTGATCACCGCGGGCGATCTGGAGTTCTCGATCAACGGCACGGCGCCGACCGGATCGCTCACCATGTCGTTCCTGCAGGACCCGGACGCGCCGAACCTCATCGCGCAGGTCCGCGAGCTGGGCTCTGACTACGTGAAGGGCCGGGAGATCATCTTCTTCGAGCAGTACCTCACGGCGCACGAGGAATTCTACGCGCCCACGCGGCCGCCGACCGAGATCCTGCGCCGGCGTATGCGGCAGGTCCTCGTGTCGGCCGACGGCCCCCAGAAGCGACAGATCTCGGTCACTTTCGAGGGGCCGTTCGAGAACCGCCGGACGGCACGTCGCCTTGTCTACAACACCGAGGATCACTCGACCCTCGTCGGCGCCGCGAACCCGTCGCTGGGTTTCATCCCGCGCGACGGCAAGCTGAAGGAGAAGCTGTTCTGATGGCCTATCCTGCACACACGCCGCTGATGATCGAGGCGCACCGCTGGATGAAGCTGGAGACCGTCTGGGGGCAGATGGACTGCATGCTGAGCCTCGCGGACTGGTTCTGGCGCGTGCACGGGTTCGACCCCGCGGAAGATATCCGCTTCACCTACGACAGCCCCGCCACATGTCAGCGCGCGACAGGCTTCATCAGAGAGCCCCTGGCCGCCACCCGCCGGATTGCCGAGGATCGTGGCGGCCTTGCGCAGAAGACATCCAATCCGGTGAAGGGGGACATCGCTCTGCTGCGGCTCGTCGATCAGGGCCGGGAAATCCATTCCGGCGGGCTCTGGCTGGGGCGCGGCTGGCTCGTGAAGGGCCATCCCGACGGCGCGACCGTTCGCGATCCCGCCACAATCCTCGAAACGCTCGCGATCTGGGACATGAGCTATGTCGATCCGTAAGCGGCTGATGGTGATGGCGCTCATGGGCACGACAGCCCTGACGCCGGCGCCGGCCCGGGCCGATCCGATCTCGGCGTTCATCGCGGGCTTCGTCAACTTCATCTCCACCGGCGTGCCGATCGCCGCGGGCATCGGGGGCGCCTTCGCAGCAGGATCGGCGACCGCTGCGTTCTTCGGCTCGGCGATCGGCTCGATCGTGCTGTCGGTCGGCCTGTCGCTGGTTTCCTCCGCCCTGGCGCCGAAGCCGCAGTCCGTCGACCCGGGTGATCGCATGGTCAATTACGCCCAGCCGATCAGCTACATGGAGACGGCCTACGGAGAGGTCCGCAACGGCGGTGTCCTCGGCATGACGGTGATGGGTCGCGACGTGCTCACCTACGATGTACCGCGGCCCGGCCGACACTATGCGGTCATCCTCGCCTCTCACAGCATCAACGGCGTGCTGGAGCACTACCTCGACGACACCCTCTGCGAGTTCAACGAGGACGACATCGCGATCACCGAGCCGTTCGGCAACGGCACCAAGGCCAGCAGCATCGCATCGGTCCGGACGTACAACGGGCAGCCGGGGCAGGTAGCGGATCCGGCCTTCGTGGCATCGATTCCGGAATGGACCGAGGCGCACGACATGGCGGGCCTCGCCTATGCTGCGATCTTCGCCCGCAAGCCCAGCTCCGACCGGTTCCAGGTGATCTACACCAACGGCGACATCTGGCAGTATGCCCCGCTCATCCAGGGCCACGACCGGATCTACGACCCGCGCACGGAATCGCTGGGCTACACCAACAACGCCGCGCTGATCATCGCCCACGAGATCGTGCACCGGCTCGGCGGCACGGTCGACTGGGATGCGGTCGCGGTCGAGGCCGATGTCTGCGACGAGCTGGTCACCACCGCCTCGGGCGGCACCCAGCGGCGCTGGACGATCAACACCCTGATCGCGGACGATCAGGAATGGGAGGAGATCCGCACGACACTGATGGCCGCCTGCGACGGCATCATGTTCGAGAATCCCGACGGCAGCGTCGGCTTCCACGTCGGCCGGTGGATCGAGCCGACCGTCACGCTGACGGACGCGGATTTCCTGTCGATCAACATCACCGAGGGTCACGAGATCGGTACGGCGACGCAGTTTGTCGCGCAGTATGTCGAGCCGGCCAATCTCTACCGCCGCACGCCGACCGGCCCGTATGTCGCCGACCCTGAAGGCCGCCGCATCACCCGCGAGGTCGTGATCGCGGCGGTCGACAATTACGACCAGGCAGTGCGCCTGATGGCGCGGACGGCGGCGATCGACCGGGCCCGGTACCGGGTTGCGGGGACGCTGAAGATGTCCGGGCGGCAGCTGCAGGGGCAGCGCTTCGTGAGGATCGAGCATGCCGACACGGGGTTCTCGTCCGTCATCGAGGTCGGCAAGCTGGTGCTGGCGGAGGATCGGGTCAGCTACCGGTTCGAAGGCGTCTCGACCTCTGCAGCCGACTTCGCCTTCGATGCACTGACCCAGACACCGGAGCGGCCGGTCTACGAGGATCTGAGCCCGGACGATGCCATCGACAATGTTGACGGTCTGGCAGGCACTCCCGCCGGCACCGGTGCGATCCTCTGGCAGTGGGATCAGCAGGATCAATCCCTCACGCAGGAGATCAGGCTCCGGAGTGTCGATGGCGGCCAGCCCGACTGGCAGATCTTCGGGGCGGGCGCGGGGCAGCGTACATTCCTGGCGACCGGTCTGGTCTCTGGATCCAGTGTCGAGGCTCAGGTGCGGAACCGCACCAGCTCCGGACGGCTGTCGGAATGGAAGCCCGACACGCCGGTGGCCGTGACGGTCAGCGGCCTGGTGCCGGGCGAGCTGACCCTCGACACCGTTACGGCCGCGCCGGGCGGCCTGGCGATCGTGGGCGAGTCCGGCGCGAACACCGTCGCGATCGAGGTGCTGGCGGCCGCGACCGACGATTCCGGATCCGCCGGCGTCGTGGGTTACGCCGGGGTGACGCCGCTGGCGGACTTCTCCGCCTTCATCGGAGATGCGGCGGCGGTCAACGCCGTCGTGAACGGCGACTTTGCCAGCTCGTCGGGCTGGACGACGCCCGGCGGCTGGTCGATCGGCTCCGGGGTCGCGACGCATGTCGCGAACGGGGCGAACAACACGATGTCCCGGTCGGCCACGCTGGAGGCCGGGGAGGTCTACCGGTGGACCGCCTCGATGCCGTCGCATTCCGGCGGCACGGCACTGGTGCGGCTCTTCGGCTCCACCACCGTCAGCGCGGCGGCGTTCGGGGGCGCGGGCGTCCACCAGGGCACTATCACCGCGCCGGCCAGCCCGACGTCGCTCGGCATCCTCGCGGGCACTACCTGCAACGCGACCTTCGACGACTTCTTCGTCGTCAAGGACACCACCGCCAGCCTCGATCAGGGCGGGCAATACTTCTGGATCCGGGCGGTGAGCCCGGACGGCACGCGCGGGCCGCTCTCCGCGTCCTTCTTCCGAACCATACCCTGAGAGGCCCCGCATGAGCTTCCTCCGTCCCCGTGCCATCTGGCGCGGCAACCCGCCCACGCCCGACCATCAGCCGGACCCGGTGGAGATCGTCCGCTGGGAAGAGCATTTAGAGTCGATCGCGCTCAACGGGGTGAATCGCCTGGCGTCCTGCACGGCTGTGGCCGTCTCGAACCGGGCGCTGACGGGCGAGCAGACGATCGACGGCGTCTCGACCAGCACCAGCTCTGTCCTTCTGACCGCGCAGAGCGATCCGAGCCAGAACGGGATCTGGGTCACGGCGGCCGGCGCATGGGCCCGGCGCGCCGATGCGAACACCTCGGAGGAGATCGCCCACGGCTTCGTCTACGTGATAGGCGGCACGACCTATGGCGGTACCGCCTGGGCGGTGGTGGGCGCGCCGGATCTCGGGCTGGAGGATGTCTCAATCGTCCGCCTGGCCATAAGCGGCGAGATACCCGAGGATTCGGACGATCTGCCGGAGGGCAGCGGCAACCTCTACCTGACAGTCGACAACTTCGAGGCGATGGTCGATGCCCAGACCGAATACGAGGGCTTCGGCAACGACGACAAGCTGCAGATCATCGTCGCGGGCGCGTTGCGCTGGCTGAAAGGCTCGACCCTCGCCGATGCGATCAAGGCCCGCCTCGGCGGGATGTTCGCCTCGGCCGACGAAAAGGCCGAACCCGCCGACGCCGACAAGCTGGGCTTCTCCGACAGCGAGAACGCAAGCGCGACCGTCCGGATGTCCTTCGGCCAACTGGCCGCATGGGCGTGGTCGAAGATCGGCCCCTCGATCGCCGGCGCGACGGCGAAGGGCGGCGAGGCGCTGGTCGACGCGGACGGGCTCGTGATCTCCGACAGCGGGAACCTGGGCGTGTCGCGCCGGGTGATCCTGTCGGCGCTGATGACCTATATCTGGAAATCCTTCGGGGCGAAGATCGCCGGCGGCACGCAGAAGGTGATCCTGTCGGACGGCGACCGGTTCGTCATCGCCGACGCCGACGACAGCAACGCCCCGAAGCGGGTCAGTTTCGCCCAGATGGTCGCATCCATCGGCCTGGGCGCGGCTGCATTCTCGAACGACTACGACGACCTCGACAACCTGCCGCTCCTCGGCACGGCCGCCGAGGCGGATGCAGACGATTTCGCCACGGCGGCTCAGGGGGCGAAGGCCGACACGGCGGTGCAGCCCGGCGCGCTCGGTTCCGCCGCCGCGGCATCGGCGGACGCGTTCGCGCCCGCCGCCCACGACCATGCGATCAGCGACGTCACCGGGCTGCAGGATGCGCTGAACGGCAAGAGCGGAACCGGGCACAAGCACGGCTTCGGCGACCTGAACGACATCGGCACCGACGGCCAGCATATCTCCGGCGCGGCCGACAAGATCGCCACCACCCGCGGGGTGAAGGCCGCGACGGCCGAGATCGCGAACACGATGGAGCAGCGGGTGCTGTTCCACACACAGGCGCTCGGGGCGTATTCCGCCGTCTCGCCGGGCCTCGTCTTCCAGCGGTTCGCCAGCGAGTACGAGGGCTCGGCCGTCACCATGGCCGGCTTCGTGCCCGACGACATCGAAAGCACGCGGGGCGAGGGCAACGTGCTGCGCGTGTTCGGCTCGGGCCTGGTGTCCACCCGGGACGTGATCCGGCTGGAGCCCGGGCGCAAGTACGAAATCCGGTGGCGCGGGCGCCGGGCCATCGACAGCGATGATCCGGAGGGGGACGCGGTCGAGTTCGGGATCGCCTGGCTCAACCACGATCAGGTGACGGACGGGCTGTCCGTGAAGGAGACGATCGTCAAGGGGTACGAGGACGCCGAGGCGCTGACCTTCTCCGATGGCTGGGTCGGCGACAGCGCCGTCATCTCGCTGGAGGACCTGACGGGCGTGGATCACTTCAACGGCGACGCCGTCTACGCCCGGCCCTTCGTCCGTCAGTACGGGTCGGGCGAGCGGCCGGTGATGGACGTCTCGGTGTTGGCCTGGGACGACGTCTCGGGCGCGGAGATCCCGTCGGACATTACCGGGGACGCGCTGGCGCGGATCGCCGCGCTCGAAAACGCGGATCCGCTGATCGCGCAGCTGCAGGCGAGCGGCACCGATCTCGACACCCTGACGGCCGCCGGCGAGTACTACGTCGCCTCTCCGGTGAACAGTCCCGACGGCGCCGCGAACATCGTCGGCGTGTCGGTGCGGGCCATCGACGCGAACACCTCGCGGCAGGAGGTCTGGGACGCCAACGGCTCGAACGGCGGCCGGTGGTGGCGCGTCCGTGTCGCGGACACCTACGGATCGTGGCAGCCCTACGCATCGCAGGGCTACGTCGACACCCAGATCCAGGCGCTGGCGAACAGCATCGCGGCTCTGGGCATGGGGTCGGGCACCAGCACGCCGAGCATGACCACGGATGTGGCCAGCAATCTCTCGGTTACCTACGGATCGCGATACCTTCGCTGGACGCGGATCCTCGACGTCGTGATGTTCAGCGGGACGATCAGCTTCACGCCGACATGGTCCACAGGGGGAACCGGACGCATCCTGATCGGCCCTCTGCCTGTCGCCGCTGACGTGGAGAGTGGTCGGAATACGGTCCCCGTCATCCTGCAACCCTCTGGTCACATGGAGCAGCCGGCGGGCTTCCTGACGTGCCGCGGCCATCTGGAGGATCAGGATCCGGAATACATCATCCTCAGGATGGAGCGAGCCGCCGGCGCCGGGACGGAAGTGCGGGACATCGCCCTGTCGGAGCTGACGTCGGGCGTGACGGTCAACCTGACCTTCCAGGGCACCTATCACGCGATGGCCTCCTGATGCTGCCCCGCGTGACCATCCCGTTCGGGTCGCAGCAGATCGTCGGTCAGCGCCATGACGATCCGATCCTGATGCCGTCAGCCATCGACACCACCAAGGCGGCGGCCGCGTTCCGTCAGCGCAACAAGGGCAAGCGGAACAGGTACTGCACCTTCAGGGGCGTGCCGTTCACGACCTCGATCGTGGCGGACGGCTGGTGGAGTGAGCCTTCGGCTCTGAACGACCTGCCGGCGAATCGCTTCGACGCGACCCGGTACAAGCGCATCGCGATCCAGACCACCGGGCCGCAGGCGGCATCCGACGTCGGCTGGCGGCCGAACGACGGAAAGGGCAAGGCGACCTTCGAATGGGCGGATTGGGGCGTGGTCGAAGATCCCGACTGCGGCCTGCTCGATATCTGGACGCCGACGCCGACCGAGGGTGCCGGCTATCCGGTCGTGGTGAACATCCACGGCGGCGGCAACACTGAAAACCCGCGCATGCTGCCGCGCTTCACTGGCGACGGCCTCATGCCCTACGGGGTGGTTTACGTCGCGGTGGAGTGGCCGCTGTCGCTGCAGGGCTTCTTCTCGCATCCCGAGTTCGCGACCGACAGCGAGATCAATCACGCCTACCGCGTCGTTCTGACGGCCTTGGAATGGGTGCAGGCGCATATCTCGAAATTCGGCGGGAATCCGGCCGAGGTCTGCATCACCGGCACTTCGGCCGGCGCGCAGATGTGCACCGAGCTGATGCCGCACGGCGGTGACCTGTTCCACCGGGTGCTGGCGCACTCGGGTGGGGGCAACGCGAAGCACGCGACGCGCCAGTACGCCGCCGCCATGGGCTTCAACTTCTGGTCGCAGCTCGTGAAGGACAAGCCTGCGCATTTCGATCCGAGCCGCACCATCCGCGAGATCGCGGAGGAAGACGGCATCGAGGCAGCGCTGCGCCTCGGGCCGTCTCCGGAGCAGCTGCTGGCCTTCGCGAACAACCGGCAGACGTGGGAGCTGTCGGGCTCGACGCTGGTGCGGGGCTCGGCCGGGGCGATCAACGTCTGGCCGGCGCAGGACGGGGATCTGGTGATGGACCGGTCCTGCGTCGGCTCCGTCATCGCCGGGCAGTGGCCGACGGATGTGCAGTTCTGGGCCACGTGGGTGTTCAACGAGGCGTCTCTCGTCGGGGACGCCAAGACGAACGCCAGCGGCGCGGATTACCTCCGCCGGGTCGGGGTGACGTCGGCCGCCGACATCGACACGGCCGTGGCGCTGCTGCAGGCGTCCTACAGCGGTCGCTGGCAGCGCCCGGCCTATGGGCATTGCCTGTTTGGCTACGCGGTGGACCGTCTGAGCCGCGAGTTCGCGGCGCAGGGCGGCACCGCCTACGCCACCTTCGTCGACTACGACAGCCTCGGGAACGGGCGCCGGAAGATGGGCCATGCGAACCAGCAGGTCTGGTGGCACGGCAAGGCGCAATGGCAGGTCGCCATGGGACTGCAGGAACACACGCTACGGCTCTACGAGAGCGACACCCGCCTGCAGTACCACCTGGCCCGCAGCCTCGCAGCCTACGCCCGCGTCGGCGACCCGAACGCGGAGCCGTTGCCCGGCTCGATCGAGCTCTACGCGGAGGCGGATCTGGAGCACTTCGCGCCGTGGAAGGCGATGGACGACGACCGGATCACCAACGTGGTGCGGAACCGCCTCGTGGATCCGGACGTGCCGACGGTCGCCCAGGTGCCTAACTTCGACAAGGCGATCTTCGACTTCTTCGACACGACGTACGCGCCGTGATCGGAGCGCGACAATCCAACTTCACGGGGGCAGCATGGCCGATCCAACGAAAGACCCGGCGGCGCTGACCGAGCTGCTGAACGGGATCCGCGCTCTGTTCGACCAGATGCCGGAACAGATCAGCGCGCTGGTGCTGTCCGGCGCGGCCGGCGCCTACGTCCGAGCGGTGTTCGCGCCGCAGTCGTCGTGGCGCCGGCGGATCGTCGAAGGCCTCGCCGGGGCGTTCGGCGCCATCTTCCTCGGCGGCCTCGTGGGGCACGTCATCGATGCGGTCACCGGCGGCGGCACCTGGGCGTATCTGGCGGCCGGCTTCATCATGGGCGAGGGCGGGATCGCCGCAATCCGCGGGATCCGCAAGGCCGTCCTGGAACGGGGGACGACGGAATGAACTGGCTTCTGATCGCGAACAACCTGACCTCAGCGGTGGTCATCATCGCCTGCTGGTGGCTCGCCCACATCAACGCCCGTTCCCGCCCGCCCGGCCGCGCCCTCGCGGCAGCCTATTCGCTCGTCGGGATCAGCGTGCTGTTCACCATGGTGGTGCGCAACCTCGCGGTGGACGACTGGTTCATCGTCCCGTGGCTCGTGGTGCTGACGAAGGCGCTGCTGGCCTTCACGCTGCTGCTGACCATCTACCGACGCGCACGCCTCGGCGACCGCTGACCCACCCGACAATCCATCCCCATTCGCCCCGCCAGCGGGGCCTTCCGCATTGGAGGCATCTTATGCCCGACTTCCGCACCGACAACTCCGGCCTCACCCGTGACGAGGTCCGGCGCATCCAGACCGCGCTGCGCCGTGCAGACATCGACCCGGGCCCGGTCGACGGGATCCTCGGCCCGCGCACCGCCGCCGCGATCTCCGCCTTCAAGCGGTCACTGGGTTTCCTCGCGCGCCCCTACGTCGGGCGGCTGACGTGGGACGCGTTGATGGATGTCGAGGAGGACATCACGCCGCCCGTTCAGCCGCTCGATCTGCCGCCATGGGTGCGGGAGGGGGTCCGGATCAAGGGATGGCACGAGCGCGCGGACAACAAGGCGCTGCGGAACTGGCTTGCCTCCGACGGCCGTGCCCTCGGGGATCCTGCTGTCTTCCCCTGGTGCGGCGATTTCGCGGAGACCTGCATCCGGCTCTCGCAGCGCGACGAGCCGTTCCCCGGCGCCCTCGGCCGCAATCCGTACTGGGCGCTCAACTGGCGCCTGTTCGGCCGGCCCTGCCGCCCGGCCTTCGGCGCGGTGATCTCGATCTCGCGCGACGGCGGCGGCCACGTAGGGTTCGCCGTCGGCGAGGATCACGGCCGGATCTTCGTGCTGGGCGGCAACCAGAGCAACAGCGTGTCGGTCGCGCCGATCGCGAAGAGCCGGTTCTCGGCCGAATCGTGGCGCTGGCCCGTCACCACCAACGAGACGCCGCGGGATCTGCCGCACATGACTTCGGCCGAGGCGTCGGCCGTCGACTTTTCCTGACCACCACCACCCACAGAAAGGATGCGCGCCATGCTGGACGTGCTCGAACCACACCTGCTGGAAATCCTCAGCATGATCATCACCGCGGCCATCTCCATGGCCGCGCTCTACCTCCGGCGCTGGACCGGGATCGAGATCGAGGCCCGCCACCGCGAGGCGCTGCACTCGGCCATCATGTCGGGCGTGGAGTCGGCCCTGCAGCACGGTCCTGGCAAGGCTGCGGACCAGCTGGTCGATGAGGCGGTCGCCTACGCCCGCAAGAGTGTGCCCGACGCTATCGCGAGACTGGCCCCGGACAACGTGATCCTGCGGCGCCTCGCGGACCGCTACGTCCGGACCGCGCTGGAAAGGGCGCTGCGGTGATCCGAGGTTCTCGGGATCATCCATCTCGAGCGCGAACTCGCATAGACCCGCAATGCTGCCGTGCGGCTATGGGTAGAAAGGCGCAAGGGCACCAGTGCACCGTCCGCCACTTGAAGGCCTTGGAGCGCTCGCAGTATCCGAGGTGAACTTGGAGATGATTGCCTTAACAAGTGAAATGGTACGCCGGTTTCGATCTCGATCGAGGCCGGTCGGCGGCCCGGCTTCCAGGTGCCTGCAGCCGAGGAGCGAACGATGATCAAAGGCCCCTCCGAACGCCGAGAGCAAGCCGCCCGCGAACTGCGCGACAGGCTCGTTGCGGAGGAACGTCAAGAGGACGCGCTCGTTATCGATGAACTGTTGGACACGCTGCTGTCTACGCGTGACGACCTTCGGACGATCCACCATGACAACATGAAGCTCAGGCGCATAATGGCCTTGCCATCGCTTCGCGACTGA